TACTATCAGGATTGGATTAGGCGGGGGATGTCCCCGGGCGCCGGCGCCGACAACCCGGGAGGAGGGGTTAAAGCGAGGGTGGCCTATGAACCAATCTTAACCTGAAAGGTGGTGAGAAACAATGTTTAAAGCTACACGAAAGACAGCCAACTTGAGCATAGAACAGGCATCTTTAATGCTCCATATCGGCTACCGCACTTTAGTCAACTATGAAAATGGGCATTCCATAACCCCGCCCGAAATCGTACTCACTATGGAGAAGGTGTATGGTGCCCCGGGTCTTTATGCTAAGTATTGCTCTGATGTCTGTCCAATCGGGCAGAAATATGCTCACAGGAACGGTGAAAGCGGCATTGCCTGCGCAACCCTCAGTCTTATGAGGGAGATTGACGATGCAAGGCGGGTGATAGCAAGTAAACTCGTTGATGTTGCGGCCGACGACCTGATTGAGCCACACGAGCTGCCGGATTTAAAAGAAGTCTTGATAAAGCTCATAAAGGCTGAGAAGGCGATCAATGCGGTTAAGCTGATAGCGGCAAAGCACATTGACATCAACGAGCTTATGCCGGAAAAAAGAAAAACCCCGGCGGCCATTGCAGTGGCCGAAACGAGGGCTTGTTATAAAACCTAAAACAATTTTATCAGAAAGGAGATCTGAAATCAAGTGGCGGTAAATGTAACGGCGATAACACTTACACGCGACAACAAGTTCACGGCGTTTTGCGATACCGGGGCTTTTAAAGAGGGAAAATGCCAAATTTGGCCGGAGAAGCCTGAGTTCAACTGCCCGGCCCTGAAAAAAGACGTGTGCTGCATCGTCTGCGAGTTGCTGGATAATGGCTGTGAAATCCACTGCGAGAGAATTAACCCAGACGAATAAAACTTTGCGGCGCAGGCGAGTGGATGGCCAAACAATGCGCGCCCGGGCAGCTCCGGGAAAGCCAGGTTCGACCCCTGGGCACCCCTTCAATATCCAGAGGTACTAATGGAAACGATCACTGAGTTAATTAGACAGGCTCAAATTTTGGGGGTAAGGATTTACCCCCAAAACGGCCAAATCAAAGTGGATATGCAGTGGCCTATAAATGAGACTCCGGAGCCGGTTCGTCTTATTTTGTGCGAATTAAAGCAACGAAATGAGGAAGCGCTGGCCTATTTTGCTACTACAGAAACAGGTTCCACTTTTAGCATGGCCTGCCGTGAATACTACGAAACCGGGATCTGCCGGATATTTGAACTTGATTGTGAGTTATACCCGACCACGTTAATGGGAACCAGGCTCTGCCGAAAAAGAGCGAAAGCGCTCCATACAAGCGGAGGTGGATTAAAGAAATGACGACTTACCCAGCGGTTTCAAGGGACTACTGCTATTACGCTCTGGCCCTCTGCATCTTAACCGAGCGAACACCTGACCAGGCGCTACATTACTTCATGGTCCCTGATAAAAGCACAAGCAAGCTACTTGCCAAGGAAGATATCGAGGACATGGTCGAGCTTAAAAAAACCATGACATATGAAGAATTAGCGAAAATATTCAACATGAAAAAGTGCGCTGTTTATAACCGAATCAAAAGGCATTTAGGTGTCGCACGATGACGCCAAAGATTAGAAAAAACGAAAGGACGGTAAACCATATGAAGCTTTATGAGCTAACCGGTGCCTACAACGACATTTTCGGCCTCTTGGAAACCGAAGACGAATTAAATTTTCAGGCGCTTGAGGACACCCTGCAAGCCATCGAGGGGGACCTGGAGCAGAAGGCCGGCGGCATCGCCAAGATGATTATATCTCTTCAGAAAACCGCTGAAGCCTTCGGAGGCGAGGCCATCCGCCTGGCCGACAAAAAGCGGTCGCTGGAGAACAAAGTCAAGTGGCTTAAGGATTATATGATGCAGGCCATGGAAGCCATATCCAAGGACAAAATCCAGACCGATGTCGGAACCATTTGCCGCCAGAAGTCGCCGGCGGGTGTTTCGGTCATCGATGCCAAGGCAATCCCGGATGAATTCTGGTATCAGCCGGATCCTCAGCTGGACAAGTCCTCAGTATTGAGCGCCCTCAAGCGGGGGGCGCAGGTCCCCGGCGCTGAGCTCCATCAGGGCTACCACCTCCGGATCAGGTGATGAAAAACATAGCCAGTAAACTGGTCTATATCATGAACGACTGCGGCTACATCCAGAAGGATGCAGACAATAAGGAGCAGCGGTACAAATACGTATCAGCAGCTGCTGTCCTCGAAAAGGTCAACGCCGCCCTGGTTGCGTCCAGGGTGGTCAGTATCCCCGAATACACGATCGTGAGCGAGAAAGAGAAAGCCACTTCCCGGGGAGGCATCTGGCAACTGGTGACTGTCCAGTGCAAGCTCATGCTCATCGACGCCGACTCCGGCGAATCGGTGACCATCGTCAGCCTGGGGACCGGCACTGACCCGGGCGACAAGGCGGTGGCCAAGGCCCAAACCATGGCACTAAAGTATGCATGGCTTACAGCACTGAACATCGAGACCGGTGACGACCCGGAAGCGGACCCAAATACGGACAAACAAGTATTCATGAAGGCCACGCCACCTGCAGCACCTGCCGGGCTTCCCGATAGTCCGAGAGTACAGGAGATCCTCAGGCTATGGCATGGCCTCGGGTGGGACATCAATACCCTGCCAGGGTATCTTGAGCAACGATATGGCAAGTCTTCCAATCAGCTGACTGAGCCGGAACTGGCCGCAATAGAAAACGAGGCAAACCAATATTATCAACAAATGAGGTGATTTCGTGAACCAGGTAGCGATTATGGGAAGGTTTACGCGGGATCCGGAGCTGAGGTATAGCCAGTCCGGGAAGCCAGTGGCTAAGTTCACTCTGGCCGTAAACCGTTACAGCGACAACGAGGCTGACTTTTTTGACTGTACCGCCTTCGATAAGCAAGCTGAAAACATTTCAAATTCATGCCAAAAAGGACACAGGCTATTGGTGTGGGGCCGGCTTCAGCAGGATAAGTGGACGGATCAACAAACCCAGCAGCAAAGAACAGCTGTCAAGATCATGGTTTCAAGCTTCGATTTTATTGAGCCGGCATCGCCGCGGCAGGAACAAGCCGATAATCGACCCCCCGCCGGCCCTCCTTCCTACCAGAGTCCGTCGCCTGGATACCAGCAACCGGGATATGGGCAACAACCTGGATATACCCCGCCTGGGCCTGGAGGATTTAAGCCACCCGCCGGGCCGCCGCCTGGGCAACCTGGTGGCTACCCCGGGCAAGGAGCGCCGCCCGCCGGCCAATACGGACAAGGTCAACCCCAGACTGGAGCGTATCACCAGTCGCCTGTTCGACCACCCGCCGGGCCGCCGCCCGGGCAGCAGAACTTCAATCAGTATCAGGGTCAACAGCAGGGCTTTTCCGGTAATATTGACGACATTCCTTTTTAGGGGAAATGTAAATGTTTCAGCTCAGACCATATCAAGAACTGCTCATTGAGGGCGTCCGCGACGAGTTTCGCTATGGGCGCCGGCGCAGTTGCATAGTGGCCCCATGCGGTGCAGGGAAAACGATTATCATGGCCTGGATGGCGGCTCAGTCCGCCGTCCAGGGCCAGTCTGTTCTATTCGCGGTGCATAGGCAGGAACTCATTGACCAGAGCAGTCAGACATTTGCGACCCTGGGCATACACCACGGGATCATCGCCTCCGGATGCCCGGCTAATGATGAGCTGATTCAGATTGGTAGTATTTTTACAGTGGCCAGACGCCTTGAAAAAATACAGGAACCGAGGGTGCTCATTTTCGATGAAGCCCATCACGCCACGGCAAATACCTGGCGCAAGCTAATCGAGGCTTTCCCCAAGGCCTTTATCATCGGCCTCACCGCCACGCCGGCCAGGATGGGCGGGGAAGGCTTGGGCGACATCTTTGAGTCCCTGGTGCTGGGACCGTCTGTAAGCCAGTTGATAGATTGGGGTAACCTATCAACCTACAAATATTACGCACCTCCTGTACGGGCGAACCTGGAGGGCTTGCGGGTTAAGTATGGTGAGTATGTTTGGTCTGATGTGGCTCTCCGTATGGACAAGTCTGAAATCATCGGAGATGCCATCGAACAGTACCGCAAACTGGCCGATGGGAAAAGGGCGATTTGCTACTGCGTCGGCCGGGCACACTCCGAACATACCGCAGAGATGTTTCGGGAAGCCGGAATTAACGCGGTGCATATCGACGGGGAAACCCAGAATGGGGTCAGGAAGGCCGCCGTCGAACAGTTCAGGACAGGTGAAATTCAGGTGCTATGCAACGTGGACCTAATCAGTGAGGGGTTCGACGTGCCGGCCATGGAAGCGGTCATCTTGCTGAGGCCTACGCAGTCACTGACCCTTCATATTCAGCAGTCCATGCGCCCGATGCGACCAGACGAAAACAACCCGGGCAAGGTCGCCGTCATTATTGACCACGTTGGGAACGTATACCGTCACGGGCTACCTGACGAGGATCGGACCTGGTCCCTCGAGGGGAAAAAGAAAAAACAGGCTGAGCCCAGGGAAATATCACTTCGACAATGCCCCCAGTGCTATGCGGCTCACCGGCCAGCACCAGTATGCCCCCTATGTGGGTATACGTACAAAATCGAGAGCAGGGCTGAGCCGGATCAACGGAAGGGCGAACTGGCTAAAATCGACGAACTCGAGCGCAAGCGCAAGCGTCAGGAGGTAGGCCGGGCCCGGAACATTACCGACCTGGAGCAGATAGCCCTTAGCAGAGGGTATTCGCTGCGGTGGATTGCAAAGATGGCCGAGATCAAGAAAATTCCAGGGACGTGCAAAAATGAGAACAGTTGACCAAATATATGTCGAGATTCAGATCGAAAGAGAAAAACTTAATAATATGCCCCTGTGTAGCGACCTAATCTTAAAGCAAAGCATTGTTGTGGACAAGCTGATTAACGAATATTACCGGGCACTGTCCGATAAGGGGAGAATCGCAGGATGATTCGAGCCAGTGAAGCAATCCTCCTCGCGATCCAGGTGCAGGGCGGGGAAGTTCCATCTGCCCAGTTCCAAGTATGGCTTGCAGAATTGGCCAAGCGGAAGTACATCGAGTACCTTATCACGGATTCCGGGGATGCGGTGATAAGGTTAACGGAACCAGGCAAGGAGTGGCTTCGAGCAAGAGGATTTTAGCGAAAGGTTGGGCTTAAATGAATAATTATGAAGTTGGCAAACAAATCACTGATTTCTTCGCGGTCAGGAAATCAAGCATCGGTACCGCCAGAAACGAAAGCAAGTATCTTGATTTGCGTTTAAGTGATGGAAAACAAGAATTGCTCGCAAAACAATGGGATTACGCTGAGGATATGCCGCTAGAAAATACTGTAATCAAGGCTCAGGCAATAGTTGGAAATTACCAGGGGAAAATTCAGTTAACCATCCGGAAATGGTGGCAAGTAGAACCATGGGAATGCGATCCAAGTAAATTCTTGCCAGTTTGTTTGTGGTCGAAAGAAGATTTACTAAAAGATTATTTTGACCTGGTTGCCATAGTTAAGGATGATCAGTATTTAAACTTGTTATCAGAATTTGCAAGTTGCCCGACATTTGAATCATTTACCATCGCCCCTGGCGCAAAAGACATCCATCACGCATATCTACATGGGCTTTTAGAACATAGTGTCGATGTCGCAAAGAAAGCCATAGCCTTATCTGACAGCACAACAAACAAGGACTTACTTATTACCGGGGCGCTCATACATGATATTGGCAAAATCGATGAATACGATTGGTCTGGATGTGTTATTACCAGGACAACAACTGGCAAACTTATCGGGCACATCGCCTTGGGATTGATGATGATTGATGATTGGCAGAAGGAAACCAGGAACCATGAAAAACACTTATCCCTCTGCCACCTGATAGCATCGCACCATGGGAAACTGGAATTTGGTTCCCCGGTGGAACCGCAGACCAAGGAGGCCGTTATCCTGCATACCGCTGACATGATGGACTTCCAGGTTAATGTGATTGACAAGGCCATCGCCGAGGCTGCCCCGGGAAGTGAGTGGACCAGTAAGACCCCAGGTATTAGGCGGGAGTTTTTTATTGGCAGGACGGTGGTCGGACTGGATGAAGCAATCTCCGCCCCGGGTGACGCGCTACCATCGCAGAATGAAATAAAGAATAAGGTGATCTCATGCCAACCCCCTTACGGATCGCTCTAAACAAAGAGCAATTGCCGAAAATGCTTAAGTTTCTGGCTGCATACCACACATACGGTAAATTGGCGCAGGATGATGGTATAAAGCCTAACACATGGAGATTTGTCAGCGAGTACCGGCGGATTACCACAGGCTATCGTCAAAATTCCGGACCACGGAAAAACGAAGTGACAATGATTTGCCTGTGCTGCGGGGACAAGTTTATTCGTAAGCATAACAACCCCCATCCGGTTTATTGCTGTTCTGCCTGTGCGCAACGGCATAATGGAACTACAAGACGCGCGGAGAACCGGATCCGTAAATTGGAGGTATGTACCCATGCTTCAAAATGCAATCTCAAAGTCAAAGATAAGTTTTAAAACTGCTCCCTGGGTCCTGCGCATAACCGAACATAGAGATAAATCAGCCCCCGTTTTAATAGTCAAGGAACGTTCTTTCCCAAACGGTGCGGACGGTGAGTCCGCGTGCAGGATATGTCTAGCAGACCGGGGACTGCTGTACGGTCAGTCCCTGCGCCGTTGCCAGCCTGTAATCCGGGCCATTACCGGCAGGGTATGCAATGACGCCGGAATCCCGCTCGAACTGAGCCGGTTTTTTAATAACGCCATCAAATTTCGGGGCACCCTGCCCCTGGACGAGGAGGCAGGCGCTAAGTTAGCGCTTATTTTCAAACTCCAGGAACGCATTAAAGACATGGAGCGGGTAGAACTCATCGCCCGGCGCGTGGAGCGCTTCAGCCGCGAGGAGGCCGTGTACTGGCTGACGCGGGCCACCCAGTACGGGGCGGCGGCCAACCGCTGGGCTTTGGCCGGAATGCGCGTCATGCTCGGCGGTCAACTTGATGACAGAACGAATACCAGGCGTATGCTAGAAATATTAAGAGGGTAGGTAATCAATCTATGCTTAAAGATGCAATTTCAAAGCTAAAGGCTGAAATGAGTCAAGGCACCAACAAAACCTATACCTATATCCAGGTTGTCGGCAGGTTCCTGCTGCAGCACCTGGAGGCAAACCCTGAATCAGCGGGAAAAATCTTGGCCGCCGATAAAACTATCGGGAAGAGCCTGGACGAAATGCGGAAAGTCGCTGAAGAAAATAAAGTCGGTACCTGCGCGGTTTTGACTGATGCTGAAGGCTTCGCGGTGGTGCTGAAATATTTCGAAATCGAATCTCCGATCAGTGGCCCGGTCTCAGTTACTCCTGTTCCCGCAGCGGTACCGGCCGCTCCCACTGTTGATTTTGATGTCAGGCTTGAAGACCTGCTGTAAGGGGTTGATGAAGTGAAAATAAGCACTGAGTACAAGGACTATATCGACCACTTCTCCCTGGGAATAAGCGAAGAAATCGAAAAGTATGCCACAAACAAAGTATTCAAGCATTATATTTTTACCTGGCGTCAGGGTAAGCACCAATTTGGTTATTGTACCCGTTGCCTGTCTAATTTTAACTCTGACCGATTTAAGCATAACTCACGGGAGCAATGCCTTATATGCGGAAGCAAATGCACCGTCAAGGCAAGCGGCATAAGCCGTAAAAAGATGGTTGATGAGGCTTATTTTGTGTATTATGAAAAGTCGCTTATAAATCGTCAATCAATCGTTGCCCGGGGAATATACGCAGTTCGTGATTATAGATTAGGCTATCATAACGTAAAAACGCAGTATCTAGTGAAAGCGCTATATATTTTTGAAATGAGTAACAGCGTGATGCTTATTGATGGGTTTGGATATTATTCGATGGCCGGAACAATGAAATCATTTGAGCTGCAAAAAACAAAATCTGTGTTTTCGCTGTGCGGAGGTTACATCAACAAATCCCTAAATGTAATTACGGACTGTCACTTTAAAAGCATCGCGAAGGTTGTAAAGGATACGCCATTCCGCTTTAGTACGTGGGAATCATACAAGCATGGCGATATGGTTAAATTTTTCGACCTGTATTCAAAGTATCCCTGTATTGAGTACCTCACTAAGCTCGGGTTTAGTAGCCTGGTTGAATCTAAATTAGCTGGTTTTCGCACATACAGCGCGATTAACTGGCGTGGGAAAACCTTATTTGAAGTGTTGCGGATAAATAAAAAAGAAATTAAAGAGATTCAGTCAAGGAAAATTGATATCACATTCGAATTATTAAAGCTTCTTCAGATATCAAAAAAAGACGGCTCAAATCTATCTCCGACGGAAGTTTCTGGAATCAATAACCCTGAATACTACCTTAACTATTTACATGATGCACTAAAATATACGTCGCTAAGAAAGTCCGTTAGCTATATTGATAAGCAACGAGATAAACAGTCTAAGCATTATATTACAAAACAACAGGTGCTGATAGCATGGAGAGACTATATTAATGACTGCATCAATCTTGAAATGGATCTCAAAAAAGAACGAATACTATTCCCCAGGAACCTGTACCGCGCGCACCAGAACACTATCAAACAGTTAAAAATTAATGCTGATGAAACGATAAATAAAAAAATTATGGACATGGCCAAAAGCTCGCACAAAAAATACTATTTCGAGTACCAGGGATTACTTATTAGGCCAGCACAATCAGCCTATGAACTAATCGCCGAAGGCAAAGCCCTTGAACACTGTATCGGCACTTACGCCAAAAGATACGCTTCCGGAGAAAACGTGCTCCTGTTTATTCGCAAGATATCTGACCCCGACAATCCGTTTTTCACCGTGGAGATCATAGGTAGTTGCGTGATCCAGGTCCATGGTTTCGCAAATTGCAATCCAGATGAGCAAGTTACTGAATTTGTTGAAGCTTTTAAAAAAGAAAAGCTTCGTTAAAAGGAAGCAGAAGTAAGGACAAGTGTACCGGTATAACCGGGAAAAGGAGAGATCTAAATGGAAACAGGTATTGCGATACAAAGAACTCCATCTCTTATCGCGATAGAAATAAACAGCATCAAAGAACAAACCAGAAATATGGTGCTGTATAGCAGTATTGAAATCGGTCGCCGTCTGGTTGAAGCAAAATCTATGCTTGAGCATGGCGAATGGAGTGCATGGTTAAAGGATTCCGTTGAATATTCCCAAAGAACTGCAACCAACCTGATGCGTATCTTTGATGAGTATGGGGCTAATCAAATTTCTTTCTTTGGCGACAATGCAAAACGGCAAACGTTTGCCAGTTTGAGTTATAGCCAAGCCGTTGCTTTATTAGGGGTACCGGAAGAAGATCGAGAAAAGTTTATAAAAGACAATGACACTGAAAATATGTCCGTAAGGGAACTACAACAGGCCATTAAGGAACGTGATCAAGCACAGAAAGAAAAGGAAGAATTAGATCTTAAACTAAAAACTGCCGAAAAAGAGGTGCAAGAAAAAAGCATTCACTATGAGAATGTATCAAAAGCTTATAAACGGATTGAAGAAACTAATAAAAATCATTATGAGAAAGCCGAGCAGTTAAGAAAAGAACTCGAAGAAACAAAAAAACAGCTTTCTGAAGCCCAGGCTTCTGGAAACGACGAAGAAGCAGGGCGTCTATCGGAGTCACTTGCAAAAACCGACAACGAGCTGGCAAATGCTTATGTAAAAATCGAAGAGCTTGAACGCCAACTCAAAGAAAAGCCCATTGAAACGACAGCCACCGAGGTTATTGAAAAGATTCCGGATGAAGTACAGAAAGAGCTCGATGATCTCAGGCAGAAGGCAAGCCAGCCTGGTAACGATGCGGCCATAAAATTCAAGGTATACTTCGATGAACTGGTTAACGGGTTCAAGGCCATGCTCGGAGTGCTGGCTGAGATACCGGACGAGGAGTCCGAGCGTTACAAGAAAGCCGTATCAGGACTGATTGGCAAGATGTCTGAGCGGTTGACATAATGCGCGAAGCAGACATCCAAAACAGCATCCGGATTCACGTGTCACAGCGCCAGCTGGCCGTCCTGTTTCGGGCAAACGTCGGTGAGGCCTGGACCGGTGACCGCATCGAGAAACACTTCGACGGCAGCATCACCATCCATAACCCACGCCGGCTGAAGACTGGGTTGCCGCCCGGGTTTTCGGACCTGTTCGGAGTGAGCGCCGGCGGCCGGGCCGTCTTCATCGAGGTGAAAACACCGACCGGTCGGCTGAGCCCGGAGCAGGAGAATTTCCTGCGGTTGATGGCCAGGTGGGGGGCTGCGGCCGGGGCGGCCAGGAGTCCCGAAGAAGCGGAGAAAATTCTATCCGGTAGATAAGGGAGGAAGCTATGAATCCTATACACGATTTTTTATC